GATGCGCAACCCGATCATGTGGGCATTGTAAAAGGCCACAACACAACCCTGAAATACATGTATGTTTATGAGGGTAACACCTCAAGCGGTAAAGCAGGAAGCCAGTCAAACGGTGATGGTTATTACCTCAAGAAGCGTGACTACAAAACAATCATGGCGGTAGCCCGCCCAAAGGAGTAAAAATGGATAAGAAATTGCAGGCACTTGTTGCCTCTTATGCTCGCAGTTTTATTGTTGCTGTTGTAACTGCGTATAGCATTGGTGCGCGTGATACAAAGGATTTGGTCATTGCTGGTCTGATTGCAATTGCTGGCCCTGCGCTACGCGCTTTGAACAGTAAAGATCCTGCGTTTGGTTTGGTGGCAGATACCATCACCGCTGAACTAGACAAGTTGGCAAAGGCAGACACGAAGAAAGCCGCGCCCAAAAAGAAAACTAAGTAAGTAAACGGCCCCGCTAACGCGGGGCTTTTTACTTTGCGGTACGCTTTACTCAAGGAGGCAAACATGGCATTAGAAAACGCGTTGCAAGAAATCATTAGCAAACGAAACATTAGGCGAGTAGGTGGCGTTTGTACTTACCAAGAAATGTACGACAATTTAGCGGCAAGTGATAAGAAAACACTAGATGAAGCCTGGGCAAAAGGTTATCCAGTCAGTTTAGTTGTGCAGGCTTTGCGCGCAGATGGTCATAAATGCAGTGCAGACACAATCCGATTACACAGAAGCGGAACATGCAGGTGTCCAAGAGAGTAGAAGAAGTGCTTGATGATCGCCAACTTGAATACGGTAGCGCTCGCAAGAACTTCACAGCCATAGGTCGCATGTGGGGTGCGCTATTAGGTATTGAGGACATTGAGCCTGAGATTGTTGCATTGTTATTTGATGCGGCTAAGTCGGTGCGCATTGTTGCTAATCCAACACATGAAGATAGTTGGATAGACAAAGAAGGCTACACACACCACGGCAAGGAGATCGTGTTTACAAATGAGCCTTGAAAAAAGATTACAGGACATGCCTGAAGGTATTGAGTCAGAAGATGTTAAAGAACTACGCCAGGTTATTTTGCGATTGCAAAAACAACTCAAGCAAAGCAAGGAACGCAGTGAAGATCTAGTAGAAGCAACTCACCGTGGTGCTTATGATGCAATGATTTCATTGGGCAAAGTGCCACCTGTTTCTGCGCCACAAAAAGATACGCGTAAAATAAATGCTGAAGTGGCTTTGATCCATTCAACGGATTGGCAAGGCGCAAAAGTTACAACCAGTTACAACAGCGAAATCATGCGTGAACGCGTGATGCAGTTTTCTGAAAAAGTTGTACATCTAACCGATTTACAACGCCATCATCACCCTGTAAAAGAATGTGTAGTGATGTTTGGCGGTGACATGGTTGAAGGTTTGTTTAATTATCCTGCACAGTTATGGCAGATAGACGCTTCATTGTTTGGTCAGTTCACAACAGTCTCAAGGCTTTGCGTAGATTTTGTGCGCGTCATGTTGGCTAACTTTGAAAAGGTCACAGTGATTGCAGAGTGGGGAAACCACGGGCGTATTGGTGGCAAGCGCGCAGAGGTTCCTAAGTCTGACAATGTGGACAGAATGGTTTATGAAATGAGCCGTCAGATCCTTGCAGGTGAAAAGCGTCTAACCTGGGAAGATTGTCCAGAGGACATTCAAGAAGTTGAGATTGGTAACTACCGCGCTTTACTTATGCACGGTGATGAACTAGGCCGCTCAGGATTTGCAAGCCCTGCGGCATGGATTGCAGGTGCTAACCGTTGGAAAGCGGGCGCACATGACTACGATTTCCATGACATTTTTCTAGGTCATTATCACCGACATGCACAAGAGCCAATTCAAAAACACTACAACATTTATTGGACAGGTTCAACAGAGTCAGATAATCGTTATGCCCGTGACTCAATGGCCGCTAGTGGCAGACCGTCACAGCGTTTGCACTTTGTAGATCCAATTAAGGGCAGAACAACAGCCCAATACCAGGTGTGGTTGGACTAATCTTCATCATCATCTGAATACTCAGATGTGATTAGGCGCATGTTAGAAACATCTACACCGTGTTCTTCTGCTTTATCCATTGCGTCTTTGAAAGTTGTTAAACAGCGATTGGTTAAATCGCTAACCATGTCAGGGTAAGTTGCTTCACTACCTAATTCCACGACAAGGCCGCCCAAACGGATTGAGATTTGTGTATAAGCCATGATTTCCCCCTGCTCTAAGTATGCCACCACCGACACGCCAGGCCGATAAATTACGGGGTTCTTGTGTTTGTCGGTGGCATACGCTTCAATTCTCCTACACGGGCCAGTTGGCCCCAAACAGGAAGGCAAGAAAATGGGTCACAGACTTATTGATGAAAACGGTACAACAATTACAGGTCAGATCAAGATGGTTTTTGTTTGCGACATGTGCGGAAATACAGCCGATTTTTACCACGGCATGACTACTTACACTAAAACAGTGGGAGAAAAAGTTACGGCGGAAATTTACTGTTCAGAAATTTGTGCAAGAAAGGCGGTTGCATAATGGCAGGTAACTATGAAGGTTACGAAACAGCCGCAGAGCGATTAGTGCGAATTCATGCGGATCACAAAGATTTAAGAATTCATGCAAAAATTGTTGAGGTTATAAGAGATCCTGAAACATTACGCCCTATTCAATACATTGTGGAGAGCCACATTTATTACGGTGATGTGTTGATGTTTGTTGATGTTGCTGAAGAAATGGTTGGCAGTTCATTTGTAAACAAAACTTCAGCCCTAGAAAACGCATCAACCTCAGCGACAGGACGCGCACTTTCTCTTGCAGGTTATTTGGGAACTGATCCAACTACAAAAAAACCAACGCGCCCATTGCGTCAGGACATGGAAAAGTCACAACGCGTAGAAGCACCGCAAGCAAAAGCACCTGAAGCAAAGCGTGTGTACACACAACAAGAAAAAGAAAAAGCAGTTGAGATTTACACAAAGATAGAAGTTGAAACCGATTTTGAAAAATTAAAAGAAGCATGGACTACAAATGCAGATGTGCTAGATGTTGTAATTGATGGCATAAGTTTGCGTGATCACATTTTGAACCGCAGGGCGGCCATCAATGGATAACAGCGTCATCATTGCAAACAATGCTCAGCGCACATCAATAGCCGCGGCAGAAAAAGTTTTGCCTAGAACTGGATCGCTAAAGCGCAAAGTGTATGAATACATTTTGAAGCAGGGATTGCGCGGCGCTACGGATTATGAGATTGAGAAAACATTACAGATAGAGGGCAACACAGTGCGCCCCACACGCATAAGCCTTGTGAAAGAGGGTTACATTATTGACACAGGCACAACAAGAAAAAACCACCATAACAATGACTGCATAGTTTGGCGCGCAGTAGAGGAAGGAATGATGCTATGAGTAACAAAGAAAATAAATTTGAGCCATCAAACGGATTAAAGGTTGCAGTTCACTTTAACATTATTGCAATCCGCGCAGTGGCTCAAGAGTTGGACATGTTTCCTGAAGTTCTTGCTGAAAAGTTAGATAGAGCAGGATTTATGCTTACACCTGATCCGTTTAACATGTCATCAGATGCGGGCAAGGTTATTGTGTTACAAAACAAACGCGAGAACTCAAACATTAGCCTTGTGAAAGAAACGGCAGATGAGTGAAATTATCACGCCCGCAATGGTTGAGCAAAAATTACGCGGACTTTCTAAAGAAGTAGATGAAGCGCATAAAGTTTTGGTAGAGGTGGAAACCATTTACCACAGCGTTAAAGCGGAGTATGAAATTGCAATGGCTAAATCTCGCATGGCTTTGGCAATTAAATCTTCACCTACTGGCAAGAACTACACAGTGGGAGAAAGAGAAGATTTGGCGCTTGTACAAAATGAAGAATTGCACAAAGATCTTGCCATTGTGCAAGCCAAAGTTTTAGCCTCACGCGCTAACACCAACAGGTTGAAAATGCAGGTGGACATTGCCCGCTCAGTAGGAACATCAGTGCGCACCAGTATGGATCTCACATGATGCTATTTACTACATTTGTAGTAGGACTAATTGCGGGCTATTGGCTTTACCCGTTGCGCATGGCATGGAAGTTATACAGGATTAGTAAGCAATTAACCCGCTTAGAAATTGATCACATGAAGATGATGGAAGATTTACGCGGCCCACAATGGAATGAGGATAATTTGTGATTGATTTACAAAACATGGTGGTTAAAACCCTTGTGGCAAATGACAATGCCAGGGCAAGATCACAACAAACAGCCATTGGGCCATCTGCAATTGGTGGGTGTCAGCGCAGACTTTGGCATGACATAGCCCGAACACCACCAACAAATGTAGGCGATAAGTTGGGCGCAATCCTGGGTACATACATTCACACAGGAATTGAAGAAGCAATCCGCCGTGAAGATCCTTTTGGTGTGCAGTATGAGTTAGAAATTGCTGTAGAAGCCAACGGTGTGCCTGGCCATGTGGACGCATACGACAAAATCAACCACATAGTTATTGATTGGAAAACCATAAAGAAGGGCAGTGGCCGTTACTTTGGTGCAAACAATCGTCAGCAAGTTTGGCAAGTTCACTTGTACGGTTATTTGCTCAAACAAAACGGATACATTGTTGAAGATGTTGCACTTGTTGGAATTCCGCGTGATGGAAAAATGTCAGACATTTTGGTGTACAACCAACCTTATGATGAAGCCATTGCGTTAGAAGCGTTGGCGCATTTAGAAAAAACGCGTGAGATGGTTGCTCAACAATTACAACCTAGACCTGAAAAACCGTTGGCTATTTGCGCAGACTTTTGCCCCTACTACGATCCGTCAGGAGCAGAAGGTTGCCCAAGTACACAGAAGTAGATTGGGAGCAGGCAGAATGTAAGCGTTTAGAAATTTACACAGATCTTTTTTACGACATAGAAGAAGAAAGATCTGTAAACGCTTATGACCACATCAACGCGGTGCGGGCTATCTGCCTCTCTTGCCCTATTTGGAAAGATTGTTTAACCTACGCGTTCCAAAATGAAAATTACGGAATGTGGGGCGGCATGACTAGCCAGGAAAGAGCAAGCATTGATGCACCATTAAAGTACCCCAATCAACGCATCAGAGGATTACAAGCATTAAAAGAAAACGGAATTACATTGGAAGAAATCAAAGAGTGTAAAAGGAAGGCGAGATGACTTCACTACCGTACATGCAGTTGTATGTTTCTGATTACTTGGCAGATACAGCGCATCTAACAGCGCAACAACATGGTGCATACATGCTTTTGTTAATGAATTACTGGCAACGCGGCAAAGCACTAGATAACAGCAATGAACGCTTGTCACATGTGGCGCGTTTAAGCCCTGAAGAATGGACAGATGCAAAGCCAACGCTAGAAGAATTTTTTATTGTTGAAGATAATGTTTGGACTCATGCCAGGGTAGAAGATGATTTAGCAAAGATCCGTGAGAAGTCTGTTAAGGCATCATTTGCAGGGCGTAGATCAGTTGTTGCGCGTGGATTGAACGAGCGTTCAACAAACGCTGAACAATCGTTGAACCATAAAGAGGAAGATAAAGAGGAAGATAAAGACATAAACAAAAAAGAGTTGTTTGTGGATTTTTGGAATGTCTATCCGTTGAAAGTAGGAAAAGGCGCGGCACAAAAAGCATTTGAAAAAGCGATCCGTACAACTGATGCAGGCATAATTATTAAAGGCGCTCTACGGTACAAATCAGACCCAAACAGAGTGCAAGCCTATACAGCACATGCTTCCACCTGGTTAAACGCTCAGAGGTGGCTTGATGAGGCTTTACCACAGCGTAATCTTTCTCCCGCAGAAATCAAAGAAAAAGAATTACAGGAAGCGCGCATAAAATCAGAACGAGAAAAGGAGCAGGCGGCGCAATGGTTCAGAGAACAGGAAGAATTAAAACGCAATGCAGTTCCACCACCCGCAGAACTACGCGAACTTTTGAAAAAGAGTTTTACAAAATAACTCAAACATTATCTGTAACTGTTACACTTGATGTAACCATTACAGGAGGAACTATGACTAAGCAATTAGTTAATCCCGCACTTGTGCAACCAGGAGATCATGTATTAGTTAATAATCACGATTTAATGGTGAAATACATTCAAGGCCCTGATCATGCAGGCACTTATGATTTTCATGGTGTTAATGAATTGGGCAAAGAACAAATTGCAATAGCGCAGGATCTCATTACACTCATTAGGTGATTACTTTTCCGGTAAATGGCCAACCAGTTCCGCAAGGATCTATGAAGGTCATCAATGGGCATGTCATACATGCCAAAGGTTCAGAATTGGCCGCCTGGCGTTCTGCCATTGCTTTGCGGGCTAGGGAA